GAGAGATGAGACTCCCCACCAGCTACAGTCCGAGCGTGATAACAACCGTCGCAGGCAATAGGGTGAGAGGCTATGTAAGATAATCATAGGCGTGAAAGCGAGTGTCTGCCAAGACAGTCTGACGAAGCAGAAAGCAAAGACTCAATGAGAAATGACGGTATATCCGTTATTTCAGACAATATACGGAGGGCGAACTGTATCATACGGTTCGCCCTTTTACATATCAAAGACACAGGAGATGAAAATACATGGAACTGAAAATCGATCCCGAATTTGAGAGCAAGATACCACCGCTTACCGATGATGAGTATCAGCTTCTTGAAGAAAATATCATTGCCGACGGTGTAATTCTTAATCCTTTGATTATATGGAATGGTGTGATCGTTGATGGTCACAACCGATTCCATATAGCAAAAAAATATCCACACATACGATACACCACTCATGAAAAGGAATTTACTGACCGTCATGCAGCAATAGCATGGATTTGCCGTAATCAGCTCGGACGAAGAAATCTGACATCCGAACAGAAGAAATATCTGATCGGTAAACAGTACGAAGCTGAAAAACTATGTCAAGGAACAAACAATCAATACATTCAGGCAAAAAGTGAAAGTTCCCAAAATGGGAACTTTCAAAAATCCGAAAAAACGTGTGAACGAATAGCAAAAGAAAATGGGGTCAGTAAGAATACCGTACTCCGAGCAGAGGACTTTTCAAAAGCCGTTGACATTGTTGATGAAGTTGTCCCCGGTACACGCAAAGAAATCTTATCCGGCGAGTTGAAGCCGACCGATAAAGAGATACGAGCTATGGCGAGAGCCGGTCCCGAAGAATGTGCCGAGATGGTGGAAGAATTACGAAAACCTAAAGATGAACGTAATCTTCTCAAAAAGATCTCCGAAGATATGCTCCATGCGAGAAGCAGCGGCAAACCGTCCAGCATGATCTACGAAATGAACGATGCTCTGGAATCCCTGATCTTCCGCTGGGAGTTCTGCCACAGCCATTACCGACAGTTTTTCGATGATGAATCCTGTCGGGGAGAGGTAAAACAGCTCATTCAAAAAGGATTTGAATTTATGAAAACATATGAAGGAGGAATCTTCCATAATGACAACGCCTGAAACAATCTATAAAATGATGGTGATCGACACCAGCGAGATTGAAGTCCCCCGTGAGAAATATCAGCGAGACTTCAACGACCCGAGAACAAAGCGAATCGTAAAGGACTTTGACGAGCGTATCGCAAACGAACCAAAGCTCAGCTTCCGCGATAACAAATATTATGTATTCGACGGACAGCACACCATCGCCGCACGAAAGCTGATAAACGGCGGTCATGATCTTCCCGTTCTCTGCAAAGTGTACTTCGGTATGACTGCAGAGGAAGAAGCACTTCTCTTTGCAAAGCAGACGGGAGAATCTGCTCCGGTAACAGCAGGGGCAAGAATCCGAGCCGAAATCTTCGGTAAGGACAAAATTGCCGTAGCATTTCTGAAAGCTAATGAATCCATCGGTCTGTCGCTCGATTACGATCATGAGCGTGGAGAAAACCGAATCGGCTGTATCAAGACAGCACTTGACGCATACCGCAGGCTGGGTGAGGAACGCTACAAGGAAGCAATGATAATTCTTGCAAAAGCATGGGACGGTGCTCCCGATTCCTTCCGTTCGGAAAACGTGATCGCCATTACCCGATTCATCCACATCTACCATGATAAGTACAATCCCGACCGTCTGATCGAACAGCTCAGTCAGGTAGACCCGATGACTATTCCGCGCAGAGGTCATGCTGTGGGGACAAAATTCGCAGGCTACAAGAAATATCTCTATCAGGTATATAAAATCTACAACGGAAGCGATAAACGAAATGCGCTTCCTCTGAAATTCTGAATCAATTACCGTAAGCGGCTCCGAGCAATCGAAGCCGCTTTTTACATACCCAATTTTATGGAGGAAACATAAGCACATGAATGAAAAATGGACATATCGCAGAGGTGACATTTACCTTGCAAATCTCGATCCGTATATCGGCTCCGAACAGGGTGGCACAAGACCCGTTCTTGTTTTGCAGAACAATGCAGGCAATTACTACTGTCCCACATTGATCGTAGCACCGCTGACTTCTCGGTTCTATAAAAAGACCGATCTTCCTACCCACTGCATTCTCGAAAATGTGGAGTGCCTTGCAGAATCATCCATCGTTCTCCTTGAACAGATCAAAACCATTGACAAGCAGAGAATCAAAAAGTACATGGGCAAGATCAGCCGCAAGCAGATGAACGCTGTGGATGATGCCATTGAAATCAGTCTCGGACTTCGTATTCCCGAAGATACCGAAGCACCGTAAGGAGGACAGCAGCATGGGTAAAAGAGATAAATACAATTCTCTCGGGTATCTCGATATGACCGCTTATCTTGCCATCCGCAAGATCGAACGGGAGAAAGCGATAAAGCGCAAGCGTGAAGATAAAAACAAACGCAAAAAGGACAAGCGCAGGAAATAATCGTCTGACATGACAAAGCTCTGATTTGCATAAAGATGATACAGACTCGATAAGGGAGGGACTGTATGCAGGAAAACTTATATAATGAAATGAAGAATATTGATCTGAATACCGTTGATCGGGATGCGCTGGTGGACATCCGCGACGTAAAGGTAGATACGGCACTTCCCAAACGGGAACGTGCCATTGATTTTATCCGCCAGATCGGAAATCCCTACTGCTACAAGCACGGCAAATATGTTGTGAAGGTTGGCTTTGCCGATTCGGATATTTCCCTTGAAGAACGGCTTGCGGGGTATATTCGCTCCAAATGCTGACATCCTCGACAATGCGGGACAAATCGATTACAATATAGGCAGGACTAAAACGATGCTCCGTGCTCGGTAGTTTTGCTGAATACTGAGATAAGGAGTACATCATGCAAACACAGAAAATATGGAACACCACATTGTATCTCCGTCTGTCCCGTGATGATGGTGACAAGGAGGAATCCAACAGCATTACAGGACAGCGGGAGCTTCTCCGTGATTATCTCACCCAGCACCCCGAGCTTCGGGAGTATGCTGTAAGGGTGGATGACGGATGGAGTGGATCGACTTTTGAAAGACCGAGCTTTCAGGCGATGATCGAAGATGTGAAAGCCGGACGAACCGATTGTATTGTAGTCAAGGACTTATCACGTTTTGGTCGTAACTACTTGGACGCAGGCGAATATATCGAAAAGATATTTCCGTTCCTCGGTGTTCGGTTCATTGCGGTCAATGACAACTACGACAGCCTTGGTGACAAAAAGGCATCCGATGATCTGATTATTCCGTTCAAGAACCTCATCAATGAAGCCTATTGCCGTGACATATCGGTAAAAATCCGTTCTCAGCTTGAAGTCAAGCGGAAAAGCGGTCAGTATATCGGCTCGTTTGCCACCTTCGGTTACATGAAGGATGAGCAGAACAAAAACAAGCTGGTGGTCGATCAGTATGCCGCAGATATTGTACGCGACATTTTCAAATGGAAACTGGAAGGAGTCAGTCCGCAGGACATTGCGGAGGGACTGAATAAGATCGGCGTACTTTCCCCGATGGAATATAAGCGTTCCTTGGGAATGAAGTACACCACCACCTTCAAAACCAATGCAAAAGCGTTATGGTCAGCGTCAGCGGTACTGCGCATTCTGAAAAATCCCGTTTACACAGGAGTTCTTGTACAGGGTAAGGAAACCACACCAAGCTACAAGGTTCATAAACGTATCACGAAAGCAGAATCCGAATGGACGGTTATCACAGACAGCCATGAAGCAATCATTTCGCAGATCGACTTCGACAGCGTTCAGAAAGTATTGAAGCTGGACACCCGCCGCAGTCCCGATGAGGAAGCGGTACAGTTATTCAGCGGTATGGTCTTCTGCGGAGATTGCGGCGCAAGTATGGTTCGCAAGACTGTTCCGGCAGGCGAGAGAAAATATGTGTATTACATTTGCTCCGCACACAAGCAGGACAAAAGCTGTTCACCACACAGAATCCGTGATATTGCTCTTAAAGAAATCGTGCTTGACAGCTTGAAACAGCACATCCGTGAAGTGGTAGACATGAGTGAACTGCTGGATATTACCGATACAGCACCACTCAGAACGGCACAGGCACAGAAAATACAGCGGCAGATCGACAAGAAGTATGAGGAATACGAACGGCTTCAAAAGCTCCTGATGTCGCTGTATGAAAATCTGACCGACGGTGTGATCGACCGTGATGAATACACCCGATTGAAAGCGAGCTTTACTGCCCGTGCCGATGAAGCCGAAAAGCAAATGGACGCACTTCGGGAGAATCTGACCGAAATTCAGAATCACGGTACGGAAAACGCATGGATGGATGAATTTAAGAAAAGACAGGGACTTACATCTCTTGACCGTGCGGTTGTTGTAGCTCTGATCGACAGAATTCTGATTCACAGTAACGATACCATTGAGATCATTTATCGCTGGCAGGATGAATTTGCATGGCAGCTTGACATTCTGCGGAGTACAAAATTACAGGAAGTAGGTTAAAAGATGGCAAGGACAAAACGAAAGACAAACGCTCTTGTACAGGAGGTTCAGCCAAGCACACCTGAACAGAGAATCTATAAAGCCGCCGCTTATGTGCGGTTGTCCGTAGAGGACAGCGGAAAACCGGGTGCAGATACCATTGAGGGACAAAAGGCACTTCTTACGGAATACATTCAGAATAAGCAGGATATGGAGCTTGTGGCTGTGTTCTGTGACAACGGGCGAACGGGTACGGACTTCGACCGTCCGCAGTTTGAGAAAATGATGGATGCGGTACGAAGCGGCAAAGCAGACTGCATTGTAGTTAAAGACCTGTCACGCTTTGGACGTAACTATAAGGAAACAGGCAATTATCTCGAAAGAATTTTTCCGTTCCTCGGCGTTCGCTTTATTGCAGTCAACGACAATTTCGATACGCTGACAGCAGAACGGACGCAGGACGGGTACATAGTGCCCTTAAAGAATCTCATAAACGAGGTTTACAGCAAGGATATATCAAAGAAAGTCGAAGCCGCCCTGCACACCAAACAGCGTAACGGCGAGTTTATCGGTGCGTGGGCACCTTATGGGTACAGCAAAGACCCCAATGATAAACATCATCTGATTATCAACGAAGAAACAGCACCGACCGTCAGGCAAATATTTGCATGGCGATTGGATGGTCTCAGCGTGGTACAGATCGCAAGACAGCTCAATAATGCCGGAATCTTATCTCCGTCAGCTTATCTTTACGAAAAAGGTGAAGTCAAGACGGAGAAATACAAGGGTGTGCCTTGGCACGTTCAGGTGATAAAGAGTTATCTGACACACCCCGTTTACATAGGTCACATGGTTCAGGGACGTAAAAGACAATCCTTTTATGAGGGAAAACAGCAGACCTATGTGGACGAAGCCGATTGGGTAATCGTCCGCAACACCCATGAACCGATCATTGATGAAGATACCTTCAACGCCGTGCAGGAAATTTCAAAGCAGAAGTATGATGAATACCATGCAAAGCTGGGCAAATTCTCGCATTTGGAGCACAGCGAAAACATCCTGCAGGGACTTATATGGTGTCCGTACTGTCAGCGTCCGTTTGTGCGGTACAAGAACGTCAGCCACGGTGTAAAACTGTGGTACACACTCATTTGTCCCGGTCATGTGGACGATCCCGAGAAGTGTCCGTTTGTCAGCATCCGAGAAAATGATCTCAAAGAGGTACTCTTTACGGCAATACAGGCTCAGATCGCACTTGCTGCCGATATGGATGCGGTGATGAAAAAGCTGAATGCACAGCCGGAATTCCGTAAACATCGTTCCGATCTGGAATCAAAGCTGGAAACTGCCCGACGTACCTTAAAGCGCAGTCAATCGCTGTATGACAGCCTGTATCAGAATTATGTGGAACAGCTTATGACCGAGCAGGAATATGTCACACTCAAAGCAAGATACAAGGCAGAATCCGATGAAGCGGAACGTGTGATTGCTGCATTGGAGCAGGAACAGAGAGAAAGTAAGGTCTATACATCCGAAAACCGATTCCTGACTGAGTTCCGTGCATTCATGGGTGCTGATACCCTGACAAAAGAAATGGCATCCGCATTGATAGAGCGTGTCTATGTGGACGCCGACAAGAACATTGATATTCACTTCCGTTACAGGGATGAGTATATAGCCATTACGAATTTGATTGAAGGGAGGATTTCTCTGTGAGAGTAGCGATGTATCTTCGTCTTTCCAGTGAGGACGGAGATTTACGGGAAAGCGGCAAAGCCGAATCCGAAAGCATATCCAATCAGCGCGGACTTTTGCAGAATTACATTCGCAATTCTCCCGATTTCACAGGATGGGACATCTCCGAATTTTGTGACGATGGTTTCAGCGGAAAGAACTTTGAACGTCCGCATTTCAAGGAAATGATGGAGCAGATCAAACAGGGGCAGATACAGTGTATCGTAGTCAAAGACTTATCCCGTTTCGGGCGTGATTATCTTGTAGTCGGAAACTACATCAGCCGTGTTTTTCCCTTTATGGGTGTCCGCTTCATAGCTGTAAATGACAACTTCGACAGCTCCCGTCCGCAGGATATAGACAGCCTTGATACATC